CATATCTCTAAGTATTTGTGGTACATCACATAATCTATGTAAGGCATTCTTCTTATCAAAGTAAGAAAATATACCTTTAAGATTTTGTTCATAGTTAGCTTGAGCATTATAGAACTCTAATAAACGAAGTGCTTGTTCATAAGCTTGTTCAGCTAGTTTAGGTCTACCAGTATATTCAGCTACAATTCTATCTGTAAAAGTATCCATTAATTGAATACTAAATAAAGATGTACCTGCATCAGCATCAATAGGGTCAATACCAGCAATATATCTACCAAAAGGTATTTCACCATTAGCATTTTCTTTAGGCATTTCAAATATTTCTATACACCCCTCTCTATTAGCAGTATCTTTATCATAACTTCTTAATGGAAACTTATCTCCATTAGGAACCCATTTAATCTTTCCATCATTACCACGAATTAAATCACCTACATAATGTTCAGCTAAAAAAGATTCTTTATTAACCATAACACTTTCAAGGTATTCTTTCAAATCTGATACAGGAAATACTGTTCCTTCAGTACGCATAATAGCTTCCTGTGGAGTAATAGGCTCTTCAGCTTTTTTCTGAGTAATTGCAGATGGATCAGATGAGCTGTATTTAACTTCAAATCTATCTAATAAGATTTCTACTAAAGCTTTAATAATATCAGGTTCACCAACTTGTTCATCATAACAATTCTTTCTATTCAAATATGCTCCCCAAAAGAATCCACATTCAGTTTCTTCATTAGAATTTTTATCAAATACATTTGGTATTCCATATATATTATAACCACCTGGTCTATAAAATAGTTTTTCAGATCCTTCAAATGAACCACCTTCGACACCACCTGTACCCATAGCAATCATGAATCCAAATGTACTATTACCATCCTCAACAGCTTTTCTATTTACACCCCATGCTTTTTCAAGATTAGGAAACAAACCGTCTTCTTCATAATGAATTAGAGGTCCACGAATACCCCTAGCTTTATCAGGATTATCTTTTAATGATATACCATGTACAGAGGATAATAATCCTTTACGTGAACCATATTCATCTTTAAATCCTAATTGTATTTCTAACGTACTACCAGCTCTATCTACAGTTCTCATACGAGGTAAAGGTGTATGTTCTGCAATCCAGTCAAGATTATCTACAATTTTACCCCATATACCTTTATCTCCAGATAAGAAACCTTTATCAGATGCTAAGTGAAAATTAGGATTACCAGAACCTGGGTGTACATACATATTTCTTGGACTCCAACCAGCAGCTTTAAATGATGCACCAATACCACGAGTCTTTAACATCTTACCATGTTTACCACGACGTTTAGCTTGTTCAACATAATGGTGAAATAAATAGTCACCAAGCCAAGGATTACCAAATGTATGAACCCTTTCTGCTTGAGATTTATTACCACTTTTAGATTGAGTTTCAGTATCCTCTACAATCCAAATAGGTGAATAGTTCCAGTAGTAATATAACTCACCAGGAATCCATTCACCATCAATTGGTCTAACTAAACCATATTTCCATCTACGAAGTTCTTCTTTCCAGAATTCTGCATATTCAGATTTAGGATTTGCATTAGGTGTAAGATGTGTATACTTACCGTGTTTATTAAAAAATAATGCACGTTCTCTAAAGAAATCAATATCTTCTAATATATGAGGATTAGTAATTTCTACTTCAATACGACCATCATCAAAATCTTCTGATTTAGTTCTATCTTTAGCATAACCACGATTTTCTTCTTTAGCAACAATTCTTTTGATAAATTTAACAGAATCTAAATATCCTAATAAATCTAACCATACTTCACGTGGAACACTATTTTTTAATTCTTCTGTTAAAGGTGTTTGATATTTATTAAATTCATATCCTTGTATTAGTTCTGATTCCATGATAATTCGTGTAATACAATAGCTTCTGTGCTAAGTATAGTTTTAGCTACTGATACAGCATTTTCTAATGCACATCTAGTAACTTTAAGTGGATCGATAATATTTTGTTCAAACATTGATTTTGAATAATCTTTACGAATATTTCCATTCCATCCAATTCTTAATCTTGGAGAGTCTAATGATCTTAAAATATTATCTTCTATTGATTTATCATCTAAATAATTTTCATAAAGAATTTGTTGTATTGAATGTAAAGCTATTCCACCACCTTCAACAACACCCTCTTCTAAAGCACATGTAACAGCTTTAACAGCATCATCATATCTATCATAACGCTCTTTCATTTCAAGTTCAGTTTGTCCGCCCACTTTAATAATAGATATTTCACTTCTTAAATATTCAATACGTTTTTGTAATAAATCTTTTTGATGTTCTTCAATATCAATTTGATTTTTTAATTCTTCCAAAGATAATATTCTTTGACTAATATCTACATCATCATGTTTAACAAGAATTGTATAATTTGGTGTAATTTTAACAGATTCTAATTTACCAACATAACCACCTACATTAATATTAGGTGTTATTTTTGTTATAATAGGTGTACCATCTATAAAGATAGCTAAGTCACTTATTAAATCTCGTCTAAATGATCCAAATCCTGGAGTTTTAATAACTGTCAAATAAAGATTACCACTAAGTACATAAGCTTCTAATTTATGTAAAACTGAATCATGTATATCTTCACACATAATAACTAATGGTGTATCTGGATTTTGAGCAGCTTCAATCTGTGATTTAAAATTATCCAGTTTATCCAGTTTACCTTCTAAAAGTAAAAATGTAGGATTTACTAATTCAGTTAAAAAGTTTTTACTAAAAGAAGTAATATCTAACTTCATCCCTGAAACCAATTCTAAATAATCTTCTGTTGATTTAGATTCTTCAATCTTAACTATATCAGAATGATTGAAAGCCGATTGAATAGTATCACCAATCTGTATATCATTATTAGCAGATATACTTGCAACATATTTAATGTCTTCACGTTTTAATTCCCTTGAATTAAGTTTTAATTGTTCTAGTACTTTAGGTATAATTTCGTCAAATGCTTTGTTTATATCAACTGTGTTAAAGTCTTTAAGATTGTTTACAAATGCTGTAGCAAGTACAGTTGCGGTTGTAGTACCATCACCAGCTTCTTCTACAGTTTTATTTGCAGCCTGTCTAAGTAATTCAGCGCCAATATTTTCAATTGGATCTTTAAGTTTAATACTATTGATTACACTAACTCCATCTTTTGTTACTTTATAAGTATTATAAGATTTAGAGTTTGGTATAATAACAGTAGTTCCATTTGGACCCATAGTTGATGCAACAGCTTTATTAGCTTTATTAATACCTTCTATTAATTTTTCTTTTCCTTCTGTATTAAAATATATTTCTTCCATGTTTATTTATCAAATTGAAGACCTTGTTCAAACATTCCCATTTCACGAGAACCTTTCATTCTTCCTTCAGTCTCAACTTTTTCTTTAATAAGTTCTTTTTCAGCAGCTTTTAAATCCTGCATAACAGTTTTAATCTTACTAATACCACCTACAATAGTAGCTAAAGTATTAACAGGTTTCCCATTATTATCCCTTTCTTCTAGTAATTCTCCTGTTTTAGTAAGATATTCTGATATATCATTTGCTGCTTTTAATGCATTTTTATAAAGTTTACCAATAACAGTTAAACTTCTTTTCTCATAAAATTCAATTGCTTCCTTAATAGTATCATCTAATTTATAATCTTCAGGTAAACCAATATCTTTTATAATTTCTGTTAAACGTTCTTTTTCATCCATAATGAGATAATCAGATTTGATATCAGCATAATAATATACTAACAACATTTCTTTCATCGCCATATCTTTATTTCTAGATTTATCACGTTTAAGTATTTTCTTAAAAGGCAATAACCCCCACATGTCATCAGAGACAGTGAGGGTGTGGTCCTTGAGTATAAACCCATTCATTTTTATTTTCTTCGTTTAGCTTTTGTAGGTTGTTCTACATCAGGTTGTTCACTTACTACTTTTTCTTGAACTTCAAGACGATTAAGTAGTGATCCATTAATACTATGTAGTTTTTTAATTTCAGTTTCATGTCTATTCTTTGCTTCAGTAAATAAAGTTTGTACTTGTAAAAGTCTAGCTTTAACTTCTGTAGATTCAAGTTTTTGAAAAAACCCATATAGAGTACTTAATACAAATGCACTAATAAGTCCTGCAATTACTCCAT